ATGAGCAACCTAAACGAAGAAGTAAGCATTAAATTAGTGGGAAAATTAACATTGTTATTACCTTTTTTAGAACAGAAATTAGATATGCAACTAGAAGTTAAGAAAGTTATAGATGAGACGTTATATAGCTATGAAGTACAAACTAAGTGTACAGATTTAGTTTGTAGCGATATAGAAGAAAAGGCTCAACTATATCTTGCTTGCAAAAGATTAGAAGGTTTAAGCAGCAAGACATTATATAATTACAGATTGTTTCTTAATAAACTAGATCAGTATTTTACTAAGCCATGTAGCACGATTTCAACAATGGACTTGAGAATGTTCTTGGCACTCTTAGGAAAAGGTAAGCAAGCAAGTACTATTAATGGATATATCACTTATTTAAAGAACTTTTTCGGATGGTTGCAAAATGAAGAATATATAATAAAAAATCCTGCCTTTAAATTAAAGCAAACTAAAGTTCCTAGAGTAATTTTACAGGGATATAAGGCAGAAAACTTAGAAAAATTAAGAGAAGCCTGTAAAACAGAAAGAGAAAAGGCACTGTTTGAATTGCTAGATAGTACAGCCTGTAGAATCAGCGAAATAGATAATATTACTATAGATGATATTAACTGGTCCGAACAGAGTATAAAGGTAACAGGAAAAGGAAATGCACAAAGAATAGTTTATTTTTCTACTAAAGCTAAATTGCATATTCAGCAGTATATAAGTTCAAGAAAAGGAGAATCAAACTCTTTGTTTATATCAGAAAAAGCACCACACCAACCAATAGGAACCAGAGCTCTACAGTTAATTATTAAAAAGATAAGAGATAGGACAGATGTAACTGAAAGAGTTCATGCACATAAATTTAGAAGGACTCAAGCAACTAGATTGTTAAATCAAGGAATGCGAATTGAAGGAGTACAAGGCATATTAGGACATACTACTCCAACTACAACTCAAATTTATGCGCAATTGAGTCAAGAGAATCTTAAAAATGAATATAGAAGATTGGTAGGCTAATAATTTAGGAGGAAAAACAATGGAATATATAAATGAAATTAATATAAATGAAGCTGTAATACATGTATTGGATAGAAATGCAGCAGAACCAATTTTAAATGAATATATGTTAGAACTAAATGATGAAGTGTACAAGTTCTTATATAAGCATATAGAAAAGTGCTTAAAAGATGATGAACTTAAATATGCAAAATTCAATCAAGGAACTAATTTGGTAAAAGAATTTACCAAAGGTTATCTAAATGGAATAGATGATGATTTTATAGGATTATCTAAAAGCTTAGCAAAGCAAATGTTTGCAATTATGCAAATGGATGAAAGTATAGATTCATGTGATTTAATAATAGTTTCCATAATTACAGATCAAGGGCCTATGATTGGAATTTTAAAACTTGACTATGTAAAGAATTTTACTCATGAAATTCAATTTATAGATGAAAAAATAGGGGTAGGAATAGTACAACAAACAGCAGGACTTCCTGGAAGTGGTCAAAAAATTGAAAAGGCCGCTTTTATAAAACCTTTTAGAGAACAAGATTTATTTAACCTTTATGTTTTAGATAAGAAAAGAAGGATTAAGGAAAACACCGAGTTGGGAATTAATTATTTCTTATCAGATTGTCTCCATTCTTCAATAGTCACAAATGAGAGGGATGTGACAAAAGAGTTTATTCAAGCAAGTGAAAACTTCGTAAGAAGGGCTATAGTAAATGATGCAGTTCTAGCTGAAAAGGTTAGAAGTAAAATTAAAGATAAACTCAAAGATAATGATGTTATAAATTTAGAGGAATTATCAAAAGAATTATTTGAAAATGATAATAACTTAAAAGAAAATTTTACTATAGATTTAAAAATGAAAGCCTTAGATGAAGAAATTGTAGTAGATTCTAAATATATAGAAAAGAAACTAAAAAGAATTAGATTAAATATAGACAAGCAAATTGATCTATACATCAATGAAGAAGCATACCGTGATTCAAGTAAATTTGAAGTTCAAAGAAATGGTGATGGAAGTATTAATTTAGTAATTAAGAACGTTATCAATTATATTGAAAAATAGGGAGGGGATAAAATGACTAAATCAGCTATTTTAGACGAATTGAATGTATCTATTGTAGATAAAGTTAAGGATGAAGAATATGTTAATAAATTAAAAAAAACTAAAGACAAGGTGAAATACTTAAGATTAGTTAAAAATTATACTCAAATGGAAACAGCATCTTTAATTGGAATAAGTGAAAGGCAAGTACAACGTATAGAAAAAAAATTAAAAAACAAATAAAATGTCGTGTTAAATGTCGTGTTTTGGTCGTTCTCAAAGCACGACATTTTTGATATTATGAATACATAAATAAGTAATAAGACCGAAAAGAAAAATAAATGTCTTATTTAAATTAAAAAAATGTCCCGTTTTTTGGTATGGGATAACTATATTTAAATTTAGGGGGTATACATTCTATGTTAGATAAAATAAAAGTGAAGGAATATTATTTAAAGGGATATAGCTATAATAAAATTGCAAGTATATTAAAACAAAAGCCAGAAACAGTAAAAAAATGTATACAAAGAAACCTAAAAAAATTTAAAATATCACATGAAGCAAATAAAATAAGAAATAAGGAAGTAAAAAAAGTTTTAAATTTTGAAAATAAAAAATTTATGAGCGATAAAGACTTTGTTAGAAGAAATAGGAGTATATACAAAACAAAGTCAAATGGAGATATAGTTATAGATAAGAAAATCAAAGTTGCAATACCGTGGGATGTACCGAAAAGGTTAAACAATGAAGATAAATGTATAATATAAAAATTAAATAGTTAAAATTTTTAGGACTAATTAGCGTAGCAGGGATTACAATAATTAATAATGTTAAGTAGTTACTGAAATTTAAATTTTTAACCAGCAGGATTTTCCTACTGGTTATTTTAATATGACAAGGAGTGAGTAGATGAAAAGTATTTATATGATTTACCAATGTAAAAGGTGTAGAAAAACAAGTGTTTTGTTAACAGATCAAGTTGAGGAAACACTTAAAAATAATAATTATTTATCATGTGCTCATTGTGGATGTAAAAATTTAAAAAGAGAAAAAGAAACTGACAATGCAAAAGATTGTATGGATAGTGCACATTATAAAAGAGTGAAAGGAGCATTAAGGCAGGTGAACTAAATGGAAGAAGTAAAAAAACATAATTGGGAGAAGGGTACTGCAGCACCAATACCAGAAAATAAATATGAACAGTTTAAAGAAGAATTAATTGAATATAGCAAAAAGTATGAAGATAGAAATTTAATGTTATTTGTACTTGCAAGAGCGACAGGCTATAGAATGGGAGATTTAGTTTCATTGACTATAGGACAAATAAAAGATGCTATAGAAGAAGGTTTCTTCCTAATCCAAGAATCAAAGCAATATAAACAATGGCTTAGTAACCTTCAAGAGTATCCTAATAGAAAGAAGCCTAATAAGAGAAAAGTTTACATTAAGAATAATTTAGAAAGATACTTAAGAGATTATGTTAAAGGAAAAAAGAGATCTGAATATGCATTTCCATCTAATAAATCTAAAAATGGAATTGAACCAATTGAACCTAAATCATATAGTGCAATACTTACTGATGTGGGTAAAAAAGTAGGATTAAAACATATAAGTGGTCATAGCCCACGAAAGACATACGCTACAAGGATTTATGAAAGGTCCGGTAGAGATTTAGAAAAAGTCAGAATAGCTCTAAATCATCAAAGTATAGAAGAAACTAAAAGATATCTTGGCATAAAAGAAAAGATGCAGGAGGATGCAGCAGAAATAGCTGATGAAGATATATAATGCGTAAAAAATAAAATGGTGCACATTTGAGTGAAGTATAAAAAATTACTACTATTATATGTATCTTAAAATTAGTATCAGTAATTCTCCATGTTATTACCTATTAATGAATAAAAGTAAAAATAGCGTTAAGCTTAGTGAAATCAATGGCTGATAGCATTTTGTTATTATCTATTGATTTATTAATTTTTATAATGAGATTAATAATTGGGGAAATGTATTTTAATAGCATAGCAACTTGACTTCTAAGTGCTACGATAAGGAGGAGATAAAATGGCGAGAAGTGATAGTTATGAAGAGTTAATTAATAATAGCTTAGACAAGATAGAATCATGGGTTGAAGGTGGAGATACTGATAAAGATATTGCTGAAAAATTAGGAATTGGATATTCAACTTATAGAAAATATAAGAGCAATAACGTAGCACTTAAGGGTGCAATTGCTACGGGAAAAGATAAAGCTAATCAAGAAGTAGAAAAATCTTTACTTAAACTTTGTAAAGGCTATAAGTATTATGAAGAAGTTGCTAATAAATGCAAAGAGGAAGTATTAGCTGATGATGGTAAAACTGTATTAACTAAAGAACATATTGAAGTTGTAAGTGTAAAAAAATATAGAGGTCCTGAACTTGCAGCACAAAAGTTTTGGTTAGTTAATAGAAAGAACAAAGCTTGGAAAGAAGATCCTAACAAAGTTGAGAATGATAAGAAACTTACTAAGCTTAAAGAGAAAGAAGTTGAATCAAAAGTTATAACATAAGGAGATGTTAATATATGAATAAAGATTTAATAAAATTGAGGGATTGTTTTAGGGAATTAGCAGATATAATAGATGAAATAGTAGTGCTTGGAACTAAAGAAACTGAAGGAGAAGATATAAAGAAAGATATGGAGAACGTTATGGGAAGATATATATTAAAAGCAATGGAGCTTAAAACAATTGAAAACAACATGTAAATATTGTGGAATAGTAGACAAGCCACATAAGTGTCCACACAACAAACGTAAGACTGATAGAACTAGAACAGATAATAAAGTCTATGAGTCAAAAGAATATAGGAATATAAGACGAATAGTATTATCTGATTATAACTATATGTGTTTATGGTCATTGTATGTTGATGGAAAGATAAGAAAGGCAGACGTTACACATCACATAGTTGAGATACTAGATGATGAAAGCAAAGCAACAGATTATAATAATTTAATTCCATTAAGTGACTATATCCATATACCAGAAGTTCACAGACTTTATTTAATTGATAAGCTTGAAATGCAATTATTACTTAGAGAAATGCTTAAAGATTTTAAAAACAATGATATGACATTAGGAAAATACAAGGAGAGAGCTAAAAAAATTAGAAAAATTTACTCCCCCCACCTTTAAAAAACCAAAACTAAAATTTCTATCAGAACATGGCTACCTTCTCTCACACAAAATTCCCGCAATGGAATTTTTAAACTTGAAATGAAAGGAGAAACAAAAATTGAGCAAAGCAAAACCAGTAGAATTAGTAGCAGGGCATAGAACAAAAGAAGAAATAGAAGTCAGAAAAGAAAATCAAGAAAAATTAAAAGGCGATGATTCCAGAATAGAGCCTACTCAAAATATAAATGTAAACCAGCTTTTTATATTTAATTCAATAAAGGGTGAAATGAAAGAAAGTGGAATATTAAGTAATTTAGATAGCTATTTATTAACTCAATTATCTATAGCTATAGATAAACTAACATATTTAGATGAATTAGCAGAAGATAAACCGAACATAATATTTAATAAAGATTTTAAAAGTTCAAAGAAATTGTATTTTGATATATTTACTAAATGCTGTAATGATTTATCTATGTCACCACAATCTAGAGCAAAGTTTGCTAATATTAATTTGTTAGCAAAAGAAAAAAAAGAGGATCCTTTACTGAAAGCATTAAAAGATGATTAAAGATTCTAAAGCTTACAAATATGCATGTTGGTGTATTGAAGAAGATAATCAGTATGTTGGTGTTTATGTAAAGAAACAAGCTAAAAGTTGGATTGACATAGTTAATAACAACAATAATGAAGCTTATGTTGATGAAAAAGCGTATAAAAAGATATGCAAGCTATTAAAACTTATGATTCATCCAGATTTGGGGGGCAAGATTACAATATATGAGGGTATGGAAGATTATGCATGGCTTTTTGTAGTTGCTATTCTATGCACTCGATACAAAAATGATAATAGTAGATACTATGAAACAGGATTACTTGAAATAAGTCGTAAAAATTTCAAGACATTTGTAAGTGCAATAATTTTTATAATAGGTATGTTAATAGAACCTCAATTTTCGAGGTTCTTTTCTGTTGCTCCAGATTATAAACTTTCATCTGAATTAAGATTAGCAGTAAGAAAAATAATAAAAGTAAGTCCAGCGTTAGTTAAATATTTTAAGATAAATAGAGATCTGATTAGTTGTAAGATTACAGAATCAGAATATGTGCCACTTGCATATAGCAATGATGGCATGGATGGTAAACTTGCTAATATATTTCTAGCTGATGAAGCAGGTGCATTAGATGATTATCCAGTTGAAGCAATGAGAAGCTCTCAGATTACTCTTATTAATAAATTAGGAATTATAATCAGTACTCAATATCCTAATGATAATAATGTAATGATTGATGAAATTGATTATGCTAAAAAAGTACTGGATGATCTTATAGATGATAAAAGGTATTTTAGTTTATTATATGAACCTAATGATAAGTTAAGAAAAGAATGGGAAAGTAATGATTTAGTAATATATCAATCTAATCCAGTAGCATATTCTACTCTTAGAGTTTTTGATGCAATTAAAAAGAAAAGAACTGCTGCGATATTGTATGAAAATAAAAGAGAAAATTATTTATGTAAACATAATAATATTCAGTATAAAGGATTGGGTACAGAAGGATATGTAGATATAAATATAGTTAAAGAATGCAAGATAGTTGAGGATTTGAAATTTTGGAGTGGGAAGAGTGTATATTTAGGATTAGACTTATCTCAAACTGATGATAATACCTCAGTGGCAATGGTAACGGAATATGAAGGTTATTTATATGCTAAAGCTTGGGCATTCATTCCTTCTAATAAAGTTGAAGCTAAGTCAAATAAAGAAGGTGTAGATTATAAAAAAATGATCAAAGAAAAAACGTGCTTTAAATGTGGAGATGATGCTATTGATTACTCTTATGTTGAAGATTTTATTATGAAGATGGAAGAACAATTTAAGGTTACTATATTACAAATAGGATATGATGTGTATAACTGTATGTCTACAGCTCAAAAGTTAGAGGCAAAAGACTATGAAATGGTACAAGTTAAACAACATAGCAGTATTCTACATGCTCCAACTAAATTATTGTTAGAATTCATTCTTCATAGAACATTCAAGTATTTTACTAACAGACTTTATGAAATTAATTTTCAAAATGCTAGATGTACAGAAGATACTAATAAAAATAAATATGTAAATAAAAAGAAATCTACTGGAAAAGTAGATATGGTAATAAGCACTATTATAGCAGTTTATTTATTACAACAAGCACAATTAAATAATGTTGATCCTAACAAAGCATTCAAAAAAAATTATAGTATGTAAGAGGTGATGGAGTGCAAAGAGTTATTAAAGATGCTCTTATTAAATTTAGTGGTTTTATTTTAAATAATATACAAGATATTCTAATAATTGGAGGAATACTTCTTTTTATAATAACTATGTTTAAGTTTGTATCTACTTTTGTAGGATATTTAACTTTAAGCATAGTTAGTATAATATTAGGACTTATTGTAAGCAAAATAAAGAGCTAGAAGGGGGGTGAAAAAATGTTCGAGAAATTATTTAAGCATGAAGTTATGAATGTAAATACCACAAGCAATGTGAGTACACCAGAAAGCTGGTTAATTAATTTAATGAATTGCGAAACTAATAGTGGTATAAAAATAACTCCTGATTTAGCGTTAAACTTAAGTTCAGTTTATAAATGTTTAAGTATACGCAGCGGAACTATTAGTAAAATGCCAATTCAAACATTTATGAGAACATCAAAAGGTAAAAAGAGAGTTGATAACGGTGTAAGCTATTTGTTAGAAACTAGACCTAATAGACTTACAACACCGTCACAATTAAAAAAGATGATTAGTATTGACATTGATCTATGGGGAAACGCTTATAGTTTAATAATTGATAAAAGAAAAGCATTAAAAAGATTAGAACCTTGGAGAACAACAGTAAATATCATGAGTGATGGAAGTCTTAGATATAAATATCAAGATCCAATTACACTTAAGTTACAAACTTATACAGATGAAGAAGTAATGCATTTTAAGGATTTTGGAACTGATGGAATTATGGGGAAAAGTAAAATTCAACTTGCTAGAGAAACATTAGGCAATGCTAAAGCAAGTAATAAATTATTAAGCAAATATTATAAAAATGGTACATTAGCAAAAGGAATTTTAACACATCCAGGAACTCTTGATAAGACTGCTAAAGATAATATTAAAAGTGCATGGAGAGAAGCAAATAGTGGAATATCCAATGCATATGATATACCAGTAGTAGATAGCGGATTGAAATATGAAGATATATCTATGAGTTTTGAAGATGCACAGTTTCTTAATCTTAATAAATTTAGTGTGGAAGAAATAGCAAGATTCTTTAATGTCCCCCCATATATGTTAGGTATTATGGATGGCGCTAAGTTTAATAATGTACAAAGTCAATCAATGGATTTTGTTACTAATACTATTCAACCACTTATTACTGATATAGAAGAAGAAATAAATTATAAATTATTCTATACACTAGAAAAGCAAAAGGGATATTATACAAAATTTAATATGGCAGTTGCTATGAGAGCTGATGATATATCAAGAGCAAACTTTTATGAAAAGATGCTTAATAATGGATTGTATTCTATTAATAAATGCTTAATGAAAGAAGATGAAGAAGGGATAGGTGACTATGGAGATAAACATTATAGAAGTCTTAACTATGTTGATGTAGAAATGATGAATGAATATCAACTTAATAGGTCTAATATAAGGAGAGGTAGAGAAAATGCCTAAAAAATTTTTTGAAGTTAAAAATCAGACAGAAGATAAAGCAGAAATATATATTATAGGACAAATTCAAACTGAGAAACCTTGGTATGAAGATGGAGAAGAAAATAAAGATAATTATTTAAGAGATTTCATTAAAACTATTCAAGATTTAAAAGATGTTAAAAATTTAGAATTGCATATTAATTCGCCAGGTGGAGCATTGTTTGCTGGAGTTACAATGTATAATTTATTAAAAAATCATTTAGGGCATAAAAAAGTGTATGTTGATGGTTCAGCAGCAAGTGCAGCAAGTGTGATTGCAATGGCAGGAGATGAAATAATAATTCCTAAAAATGCTTTTTTAATGATTCATAAGCCAATGGTTGGTGTTCAAGGTAATGCAAATGACTTACAAAAAGCTATACAAATGCTTGATACTATTGAAGTTGGTATGTTAAGTATTTATGAGGATAATCTTACAAATGAAGATGATAAAGGTAATATAAAACAAATGGTACAGGATGAGACATGGCTAGATGGAGAAAAGGCAGCTAAATACTTCAAAAATGTAAAAGTAGTTGATGAAGTAAACATTGAAGCTTGTAGTGAGTTTGATTTTAGCTGTTATACACATACACCAAAAGAATTATTAAATAGAATACCTAAAGAACCACTTAAACCCAAAGAACCTAAAAATAATAATGAAAATGAAATAAAATTATGGAAAGTAAAGCTAGATCTTTTAAGAGTATAGCTTTTTATTTTGTTCAAATTTAAGGAGGATTTTAAAGTGAAAAGATTAGAAGATTTATTAAACCAATTAGATGTAGCTCAAGTAGAAGCAGGAGCATTAGAGAATTCTACAGATGTTGATGCAATTAAGGCGTGTGTAAGTAAAATTAAAACAATTAAGGCACAAATAGAACTTGAAAAAGCTAAAGGAGAACCTGAATCAGTAAACAATGATATAGGTGATGAGGGAGAACCGGCAAATGCGAATGTAAGTGAAATATTTGCTAAGGCTATTGTTGGAACTGCTACAGCAGAGGAAATTTCAGAGATTAAAAACCTTATGGTAGAAGGTGATAAAGCTAAAGGTGGAGTAACAGTTCCAGATGATGTACAAACTAAAATAATTGAACTTCAAAGGAAAAAGTTTGATATTAGACCATATATAAATATGGAACCAGTAGGAACAATGAAAGGATCTAGACCTATTGAAGCAAATGAACCAGATGCAGTAGGATTTGCAAGTGTAGATGAAGGAAAAGAAATTCAAGCTATGCATGAACCAGAATATACAGACCTTGATTATAATATAAGAAAATATGCTGGATATATTCCAATAACAAATGAATTATTAGAAGACTCAACAGAAAATATTTTATCATTTATTGAAAAGTGGATGGCAAAAAATGAATTAAATACTTATGCATATAAGATATTTAATGGAACTGGTGAAAAATCAGCAATAGGTATTATGACGGAAGCTACAAAATCTGATGGAGTCTTAAAAGAAGTAATTAAAAAAATTGATACTACACCTAATATTAAAACTTTTAAAACTGTGTTAAATAAAGATTTAGAGGATTTAGATAGTGATAGTATCTCAATTTTTACTAATGCAGACGGATATGATTTTCTTGATGGATTAGAAGATGAAAAGGGGAATCCTTATTTACAACCAGATGTTACAAAAGCAAGTGGAAATAAATTCTTAAATAAGGAAATTGTAAAAGTCCCAAGTAAATTTTTGAAAAATGTTGTAGATGGAGAAGTAACAAGAGTTCCTTTTATAATAGGAGATTTAGAAGCTTTATATACTGTATATGATAGAAAACAACTATCAATAGAAAGTACAAATATAGGTGGAGAAGCTTGGAGAAAAGACCAAACAGAGATTAAAGGGGTTGTGAGATTCGATGGAAAGCTTGTAGATACTAAAGCAGTTGAAATTTTATTAGTTGATATTACTAAATTAGTTTAATTAGAGGTGGATTTATTCCACCTTAATATTTACAAAGTAGGTGATTAGGTGGAGTTAGAAACTATAAAAAGTTATTTAGGAGTAGACTGTAATGATGATGATTCATTTATAGAAATAATAGTTGGTGCTATTATAGAGGATTTTGAAGAATTAATGCCTAATTTTGATAAAGAAAATATGAGTAGTAGGCAAAAGCTTTTATTTATGACATATGTTCAAGAATTTTATGATAACAGAATGTTATTTGAAGAAAAAAGTTCATCATTAAGGCAAAGCATTAGCTCTATGTTATTAAAAGAAATTTATGGAGGGACTGTATAAGTGTACACAATTAATCCTGGAGAATTTAAGCATCCTATAAGAGTACAAAGGCTTGTAAGTGTAGTAGATGAAGATAATATTCCAATTGAAGCAGATTGGGAAGATATAATACCAAATAAAACTTTTAAAGCAAAAATTAAAAATATGAGTGGTCGTGAAACTATAGTTGCACAAGGAAGTACAAGTATTAAAAATAAAAGATTCTATATTAGATATAGCAAATTTCTTAATTTAACAAATGAAGATAGAATTGTTTATAATGAACAAAATTACAACATTACTTATGTTTCTGACATCGAAGAAGCACATAAGTATTATGAAATAGTAGTGGAATTAATAGATTAATGAGTATAAAAATAAATGGAATTAATAATCTAATTAATAAAATCAATAAATTATCTAACATAGAATCTGAAAAGGCAGTAATAGAAGTTGCTAAAGATATGGAAAAAGCTATTAAATATAAAGCGAGTACATTCAGTAAAAACTCTAATGAAATAAAAGCCTTTGAACCTAAAAAGTTTGGAAATAATATTTATATAGATGTTGGATTAAAAAGTTCTGAAAGTGATTGGGAAAAGATAAAATCTTTATATTTTCAAAACTATGGGTTCTATAACAAAGGGTGGAACTTTAGTGGACAGTATTATATTGCTGAACATAAAATGTGGTTTGATGAAGTTGTACAATCTAAAGAAAATGAATGTAAATCTAAGTTAAAAGCTAAATTAAAAGAAGAAATTTATAAGTGTTGGAATGGATAGTGTGTGATCAAATGGATATTGGAGATTTATTAAAACAATCATTAAAAGATATTGAATTACCGTCTTATTATATTAAAAGAGAAAATAATATTAGTGAATGTATAGTTTACACCTACGTAGAAACTCCTAAAATGTATGGAGATAATGAAGAATTAGCAAGTAAATATACAATATTATTAAATGTTTATTGTAAAAATAAAATAGAAACTAATAAGAAAAATGTAATGCAAGTTATGTTGAAAAGAGGATTTAAAAAGAAAATAATTTTACAAACACAACAAGAAGACAATGGATTATATAATACAGCTATGCAATTTAGCATAGCATTAAAAAATTAAAAATTGAAGGGATATGATATAAATGGAAGAACAAAATGGAAAAGAATTTAGAAGTATTATAGGAATTAAGGACATACATTTTGCACCTTACAAAGATGGGACTTGGAAAGTACCAGTAAGAGTACATGGTTTACAAGAATTAGGAATTAAAAACACAGTTGCAGAAGGTAGCTTAATAGGTGATATGAAAAAAATAAAATCTAAAAGTAAGAAAACTGGATTAGAAATTGATTTAACAGTAGCAGAATGGACAACTAGTATACAAACTATGTTAGAAGGTTCAACACTTGAAGATGGAGAATTAGTATCTAGTGCTGATGATGTAGATGGAGCTATTGCATTATTATGGAAAGAAATATATGATAATGGTGATGAAGTATATAACATTGTTTATAATACTAAAATTCATAGAGAAAATGCTTTTGAGGGAAAAGGAAATAATGAAAATATTGAATATGGAGTTACAAAATTAGTAGGAACAGGATTGGCTATTGAACATAATGGAAAATCTATATTTAGTATGCAATTAGACACTAAAGCTGAAGGAGTAGATACAACAAAAGTATCCAAATTCTTTACAGAGGTACAATTACCAGGAAAAACAGTAGCTTAGTTAATTTATAAAAGACATTACTTAATTGTAATGTCTTTTTTTAAGTTAATTAAAAAATGAAAGGAATGATTATATTGAGTAGTAATTTAAAAAGAAAAATAGAAAATATAAAAATTGATGATAAAGAATATGTTATGGCTTTTGACATGGAATCATGTGAAGTATTTAAGGAATTAAGTGGACAAAATTTATTATCTAGTTTGCTTAAATTAAATGAACTTGATGATATGGCTGTTTTATACTTTATTGCAAGTACATTGAGGAAAAAAGAAACAGAAAAAATATTAGGTGAAGAATTATTTAATGGTGATTATGATTTATTTATTTTGATAATTAGTTTGTTACCAACCGTTATTAATATTGTAACCAATGGATTTCCACAAGCTGAGGAAAACAAAAAAAACTAATTAGCAATAATAGAGAATTAGAAGATTTAGATGTCGATTATCTCTATTATTGCTATACAAAGATTTTAGGAAATGATGAAGAGAGTTTTTGGAAAAGCACACCTCGAAAAATTTTCAAACTATTAGATATTCACACAAACATTAACAATCCAAAACAAAATGAAAATAGTGAATATATAGAAAGTAATGAAAAGAAAATTTATAAGATATTAGATTAGAAGGGAGGTAATATAAAGTGGCTGATACAGAAAAGTTGATAGTAGAATTAGGTATCAAAAATAATAATGTAAATAAAGAAATTTCTAACATAAATAGAGAACTTAAAAACTTAGATAAAGAAGTTAAAAGCACTGATAAGACTACACAAAAATATGGTCAAACTAATGATACCTTAAAAAGCAAATTAAGCAATTTAGAAAAAATGTATACTTTAAATTCTAAGAAATTAGAAGATTATAAAAAGAAAATGACAGAAACTACACAAAAGATTAAAGAGCAAGAAGAAAAGATTTCTAATATGAAACTAGCAGGTCAAGATACAACAAAAGCAGAAGAACAACTTGCGAGAATGAAACAAACTTTATCTAATGTTGGACATCAAGCACAAATAACTGAGAATGAGATAAAAGGCTTAGACAGTGCTATAAAAGAAACATCTAATTCTTTAAAAGATAATAATATAAGTGCATATCAAGAAAAATTACAAGACTTAGGGAAAAGTTGTGAGAGTAGTTCTGAAAAGTTAAAGAGCATTGGAGAAGGTGCTAACAATGTTGGAAATAATTTATTGAAATTATCGGCACCTATTATAGCGTTTGGAGCATATGCAAGTAAAGTTGGTACAGATTTTGAATATGGTATGGCAAAAGTACAAGCTACATCAAATGCAAGTACAGAAGATTTAGAAAAATTAAAAAATTTAGCAAAGGAAATGGGAGCAGAAACTAAGTTCAGTGCAACTGATGCAGCAGATGGATTAAATTTTTTAGCTATGGCAGGATGGAAAACAGAACAAATGATGAATGGATTACCACCTATATTAGATCTAGCAACAGCAAGTGGAAGTGAATTAGCGATTGTATCAGATATTGTTTCAGATGCATTGACTGCTCTAAATATGAAAGCAGAGGATACTGCACATTTTAGTGATATAATTGCGAGTGCAAGTTCAAACGCAAATACAAATGTAGAACTTTTAGGTGAAAGTTTTAAGTATTGTGCTAGTACAGCAGGAGCAATGACATATAGTGCAGAAGATACAGCTTTAGCATTAGGATTAATGGCTAATGCAGGAATTAAAGGAAGTCAATCTGGAACAACACTAAGAACTGCTATAACTAATTTAGCAAAACCAACTAAAACTATGCAAGAGAGTATGGATGCATTTAGTATATCTTTAGTAGATACAGAGGGAAAAACTAAAACATTAAAAAATGTATTAGATGATTTAAGAATTAAGTTTAAAAAAGTAACAGAAGATGAAAAACAGAATATGTATCTGCTTGAAATGAAAAAGTTAGGACTAGGAGATACTGTTGAAGCATATAAAAATTTAACTGATGAACAAATTAATCAAATAAGAGTATCTAAGGGCTCGGAGTTAGCACAAAAAGCAGACATAAGTATGCTTCAAGCAACAGCTAAACAAATAGGGTTTAAGGATAAAGAAATTAAAAAAATGACTAGATCACAATTAGAAAATGCAACTGCAACTATTTTAGCAGCTAGGGAAATGGAAGGACTTAGTGAGGTTGAACAAGCAAGTACTGTTAGTGCAATTTTTGGTAAAGAAGCTATGGCCGGTATGCTAAGTATTATAAATGCAAGTGAAGGTGATTATAATAAACTTGCTAATGCTATTAATAACTGTGATGGTGAAACTAAAAGAATGGCTGATACAATGGCTAATACGACACAAGGGAAAATTGATAGTTTTAAATCCAAATTAGAAGCATTAGGAATACAGGTAGCAGATAAATTACTTCCACATTTAAGTGATTTAATTGATAAAGGTATGGATTTAATTAATTGGTTCTCTAATTTAGACAGTGGAACACAAGAAGCAATAATGAAATTCGGATTATTTACAGTAGCTAGTGGTGGGGCATTAAAAATTATTGGTGGTCTTACAAGTGGATTAGGTTCTTTAGTTAGTTGTGTTGGAAAAACATCATCAGCATTGTCTAAATTAAATACAGCTAATAAGGCTGCTAAAGAAGTGGAAGGATTAGCTACAGCTAGTAAGGTTGCTAGTATAGGTGTTACTGGATTATCTAGTGCATTAATTCCAATAGGGGCAACATTAGCTGTAGTGGGAGCAGGAATATATGCATACAATCAATATCAAGATGGAATGTCTAAGAGTTGTGTTACCAGTAGAGAAGAATTAGGGTTATTAAAATCTACTTTATTAGAATTAAATGGTGTACAAGTACAAAGTAGAGAAGAACTAGAGAAAAGTGGACTTGTCTATAAGGAACTAGGTAGTGATTTAGGAGAAACTTTTAAAAAGAGAATTGAAGAATCTACAAAAACTATTAATGATTTTAATTATGAATTAGGACTTGTAAATGTTGATAATGTAGTTACTCAAGAAGAATCTAATGCACTTACTTTAAGAGTTGATGGAATGGTTACAAGCGCATTAGAAGCAATTAAATATAAAAGGACTGAAACTCAAGAAGAATTATCTAAAATGTTTATGGTTCAAGATGGTACTATTGATGAATCTGAACAGAAAGTATTAGATTTTGTAAATTCTACAGGACAAAAAGAAATTGAAGAAGTTAATAAGCTTAAAAGCGAAATTAATAAAATATATAAACAAGCAGTGGATGATAAAAGAGGATTAAATGAACAAGAGATTAATGATATTAAAGATAAAACTGCTAGAATACAGCAAATAGAACTTGAAGCAATGGCAAATAATCAAGCAGAACAGTTATATGCTAAAAATCAGTTCAGCGAAAGAATAAAAAAGGCTGATGCTGATACCGCAGTTGAATTATTAACTGAACGTAAAAAGGCTATAGACACAGAAACAACTGATTTATTAGCTAATTACCAAACACAATTAGACTTATTACAAGTGCAAAAGCAAAAGGCACATGAACAAGGTAAGGCTGATGACGAAGCTAATATACAAGCACAGATAGATTTAAAAACAAAAGAAAAAGATGGTATAGTGGCTAAAGAAAATGAGAAGTGGGAAGAAGCCAAACAAGTTATGAATGAGCAACAATCACAAATGGTTGGCAAATACAACGAGTTCACAGGAGAACTACTATCTGAGGCAGATATAAAAGCTAATCAAATGTTAGAAAAACAAAAGAATACATATGAAGGACTAAATCAGATAACTCAAGATGGATATTATGTTGTAAAAAATACTAGCACAGGAATGATGGAAGAAATTTATGTTAATGTGGATGAAAATACAGGTAAAATAACTGGATGTTGGAATAAAACTAGAGGTGAAGTTGGTGGTGCTACAGATGTTATGGCACAAGATGTGCAAAAATTAGGTGCTGAATATACTTCAAATACAAGTTTGGTTGAAAAAGCATTGCAAGACATGACAAATACTACTGTAAATTCTAAAGGGCAAATTATAAATGCTAATGGGGATATAGTCGGAAGTTTTGAGAAAGTTACTACAGCTACAGGAGAAACAATAACTAAAGTAAAAGATCTAAATGGAAATCCAGTAGAAATTAAAGATAATAGCGGTAAAGTTATAGAAAATATGAGTAATATTCAAAAATCTTTAAAAGAGATACCAGAAGATAAGGAAATCCATGTTAAAACATTCTTTGAAAAAGTAGGAGATTGGTTTAATAATATAGGTCAAAATGCTACAGGTACTAATAATTATCAAGGTGGTTTAAGTACAGTTCATGAAAAAGGTTTTGAATTAGCAAATAATAATAATGTTAGGATGTTAGGTTCATTTGGTGGAAACCCACTGGCGTACATACCTAGAGGAACTGGAATAAGAACTAATATGCAAAGTATTAGTGATATGAAATCTGAAATAAGCAGACAACTGAATAATAAAGGTAATGTTGCACTAGTGAAAGCACTTGAATCATTGCTAAAATTACAAATTGATAATAATAAAAATCAAATTAAGGAAAATGAAAAGAACAATAAAAGACATAAGGAAAATAAAGATTATCAAAAAGGAATATTGTATGAAGGTAAATTCTTAACAAAAGAAACTATTAAAGAAATGCAAAAGATTCAAAAGGATACTGGTGGTCTTAAAATAGAAGGTAAATATTACACTAATAAAGCATTAAAATTAATGGAAGCTAAACAATATTCAGATGGTCATGTTGTAACAAAAGAAGAAGAAAAAAGAATGAAAACTGGATTAATGATAGGTAAGACTTACTATGATAAAGAAACTTTAAAGAAAATGCAAGTTTATACTAATAATGAGCGTGGTATTTGGATAGAAGGAAAATTTGTAAGTGATGCAAATGTAAAAGAAATGCAAAGAAATCAAGTCAAAAAATTAAAATCCATAAAATTAGATGGTGAATATTATAATAAAAATTCTAAAAAGTCTAGCGAGTTAATAGATAACTATAAAATTAAAAACAATGAAGAAATTGACTATAATAAAATTTCTGATAATGTTGGAAAACAAATAGGTGAAACAATAAAAGAAATTTTACAAGGATTAGGAATTGAAATAAATGTTACTAATAAATTAAATAGTAAAGAAATAAGTAATGAATTAACTGATACTGTGATAAAAAAGTTGGGTAAACAGGATAGAAGTATTAGAGTTGCAAAAGGTAGGTGATTAAGTGAGTTATGATATTATTTTTAATAATATGAGACAAAGTGATTTAGATTTAGAGATTATAAAAAGACCGTTTATTCCTATTCCTAAACGAAAAATAAAAACTATAGATATTTCTGATGCTGATGGTTCTTATTACATTGACAATAAAATTTATGAAGATATTGTAATACAAATAGAATTTAATTTCATAGAAAATAATTTAGATTTTATAAGACAGAGAATAAGAAATGTTACATTTTGGTTAGAGAATATAAAAGATAATAAATTACGATTAATGAATGATTTTGACTACTATTATAAAGTTAAAAATGTTGAAATTGAAAATTTTAATTATGAAGAACTCTACGAAATACAAAAATTTACTGTTAATTTTACCTGTGAGCCTTTCCAATATTTATATTTTTCTAACAAAGAATTACCCATAAATAAGCTAATATATAATGATTTTTATACTTGTAAACCTATCTATAAAATACAAGGAACTGGAACGTGTAGTTTTACTGTAAATGAAACTAAAGTTACTTGTAATGTAAATAAAGAACTAATTATAGATACCGAACATGACAAAATATTAGAAGCTGATAAAACATTTGCTATAGGAAAAACAAATATTAAGACTATGCAGGATTTATATTTACAGCATGGAAAAAATATTATTTCTTGGAGTGAGGGTTTTAAAATATTTTATATACCAAATTACAGAGCAATTTAAAATATTATATTTAAGACTAGTAGAAAATACTAGTCTTTTCTTGTGTTCAAATTTAAAAAACAATAGAAAGGATGTGATTGATTGATACAATTATATACCAACAACAAACAAGATATAACTAAAAATGGTATTATATTAAAACCCATAAACGGTAAAATATCTAATAAGTTAAATGGTGAAAATGAATTAGAAATGGATATTTTATTAGATAAAGATGGATTATATAAAAATATAACTAGAGGTTGCATTATAATTGCACCTACTCCTGATTTTGAAGAACCACAAGCTTATCGAATTTATGATACTGTTAAAAACATGAGTTCTAATACAATGACAGTTTACGCTAGACATATATTTTTTGATTTAAATAAGAAAGTTACATTTAATAAAAATGTGCAAGGAAATGGACAACAAGTAATATCTAAAATATTAGAAGATACTAAGTTTACTGGACATTCTGAAAGCAATATAACAGATATTAGACAATATAAAATGAGAAATGTAATAAATATTGTTGCAGGAAGTGAAGAAGATTCATTTTTAAATATATGGGGTGGGGAAATTGAATGTAATAATTATAACTTAAACATCCCATTAAAGCGTGGCATGGATAGAGGCATTAGAGTTAGTTTTGGCTACAATTTAGAGGATATAGAAGAAGAGTTGAACGCTGATGAAATTGTAACTAGAATATATCCTTACTCAGGTGATCTAGTTTTAAGTGGAAATACGCCTTATGTGGATAGTCCTTTGATTACTAAGTATAGTGAAGTTTATGAACAAGCTATCGAAATGAGTGATATTAAAGTAAAGGAAAACAAAGAAGATAAAGAGGGTTTTAACACTAGAGCAGAAGCAGAAGTAGAAATGAGAAAGCGTTGTAAAAAACTTTTTGATGAAGGTGTTGACAAGATAAAAGCTAATTATAAAGTGAAAATGCAAGACTTATCTAAAACTATCGAATATAAAAAGCTTGGTTATGATAAATTAGAAAAAATATGTTTAGGAGATACTGTGCATTGCTATAACAAAAATATTAATATAGAAGTATCTGCGAGGTGCATTTCTTATACTTGGGATATTGTAAATGAAGAATTTATAGATATTGAATTAGGGCAATTTTTATCTAATTATATAGATAAAAATTTAAGTGACTTAGATAATTTATATAGAAAAATAATTATGACAGAACAATTTATAAGTCTAAGAGTAGATAGTTTAGATAATAAATTACATGCAGAAATTAAAATTACAGCAGACCAAATAAGAAGTGAGGTCGTAGATACTAAAAATAAACTTGAAAGTAGTATAACACAAACTGCAAAGGAAATAAGAAGTGAAGTTAAAGATACTAAAAAGGAATTAAGTTCTGAGATAACTCAACAGGCAGACAAAATAAGTGCAGTAGTAACTAAAGGTGAAGAAAGTGGTAGTTGGGAACTTAAACAAGATGTTTTTAGAGTTGCTTTCAACAAAGCAGGAGGTCGTAGAACAGAAATAGCAGAAGAAGGATTAAGAGTTTATGATGGTGGATTATTAGTTTATGATAGGCATAATAATTTAGTATTTACAGTTTTAAGTGATGGAACAGTAAGATTAGGAAATGTATCAGTACAAGATTTACAAATAAATAATTTACAAAAAGATGGTGGTTTCTATTACACGTTATCTCATATGAAAGAAATATGGATGCAAGACGTTGGAATAGGAAAATTAGTGATAGATAGTGAAGCCTTTCGTATAAGTGACGATGAGTTTGGAAATGGATATAATTTATGGCAGTATATAAAAAAATGCTTGCAATATTATAATTTAATATAAAACTGAAAATATATGAAAGGAAAGTGATATTGATGACAACTTATAGTCCATTTGAATTAGAACCTATTTTTATAGACTTTAAAAATGAAAGTTATAATTTAGGATTAGATATACAAGCAAATCAAAATGATACTTTAACATTAAACTTTATATGTAGGAATAATGGAATTGAAGAAGATATGTCTAAATATAAGGTTGAACTAAGAGTTCACAATAATAATGCTAACGTAGATTATATACAAACTCAAAATGAGAATGTTACTTTAGGGAAAGATGGTTTGGTTAAAATAGTTTGCCAAAGTTTAAAAGGAAATAAATTAACTGCTTATAGTGGACAATTAAATGGTGTTCTAAGAATATTTAACACTGAAAATAAGCAAAAGGCGACTAGAATAATAACAATGAGAATTATTGCTGATCCATTAGTAACAGATAGAGCAAATATATGTGAATCTACCATAACAAAATTAGAAGATTTGGATTGGATACTGAATGAAGCATATAATATTGAAGATGAATTTAAAAAAGCTATTAAAGAAGCGATAAAACAAAAAGATGCATTAATTAAAACAACTAATGAAGCAAAAGTAATAAATACTACATTAGCAGGAAATATAACAACTGGAACTGAATTAAACAGTAATCTCGTAAATTCAAATAAATTAGCAGAAACGAATCAAAAAGAATTAGATACTAGAAATACTGCAGCTAATAAAAATATAGAAACATTAACCAATAAGAATACAACTGCAAATGAAACTATAATTAACATTTCTAATAAAATAGAAAAGGGTACTAAATTAGATAATGATTTAGAAGAAAAAACAATAATAGGTACAACTCTTAAATCTGATTTAGATACTAATATAAAAACAGGAACGCAATTAAAAATTGATTTAACAGAGTTGATTCCACAAGCTAATAAATCAAAATCTGATTTAGATACAAGTAAAATAAATGCAGATTTATCAAACATAACATTAACAGAAACTACTAATAATGCAGAAACAAAGAAACAGGAAGTTATTGAAGAGTGTAAAGTAGCAGATGAAAAAATAAAACAAATGAGTGAATTTGGAGATGTAACAGAAGTAGTTAAAGACGTAACATCATTAAAAACAGAAATTACTACAGCTAGGGATAATGAAACAGATTTAAATGCAAGATTAGAAAGAGATAAAACTAACATTTTAAAAACAATTGGACAAGTAAATGTTGAAACTGATGGAGATATTGCTTCGCAATTGAAAGAAATTGAGCAGAACTATTATTCTTTAAATAATGCAATTCCAATACCGTCAAATTCTGACTTAAACAATTATACTGAACCTGGAAATTATTTTTCAGCAGGTAGTGGAATTTCTAATACACTTACTAATTGCCCATTTACTGATGGTGCATTTGCATTAAAAGTTGAGAGAATAACAATAGGAACAGCAATTAATTTAAGGCAAATATTAAAAGCAAATTCTTCAAATGTCATTACATGTGAAAGAAATTGCTTAAATGGAACATGGTTGGAAAAATGGAAACAACTAGCGACAGTAGAAGATACCGGGTGGATTGATTTACCTTTAGCAAGCGGTATCACAGTAGATGGAAAGATAACACCACAATACAGAAGAGTAAATAATCAAGTTTTTATTTGCGGAAGTATTTTGGGAGTTGACTCTACTGGTAAAGTTGTAGCAACTTTACCAGTAGGGTTTAGACCTTCAAGAGCTAATTATTATGTTGGGTTTACAACAGGAACTTATACAAATGCAATACGTATAGATTCTAATGGTAATATAATTGTGCAAAGTAATTCGTCTGGCACCTATGATCCAACCCGTTTTGCTACACTTGGAACAAATTTTATAACATAAATTAAGGGAGTGAAAAAATGAATTTACACAAAACAATAATAGATAATGAAGGGTTTATAATAGAAGTGTGTGTCTTGTTTATAAACAATAATCCACAGGGTTTTGAAATTACAGAAGATATGAAAATAGTAGATAGATATACTCTTGGTAATGAACTTATAAAACCTAAATGGGATTTTGACAATAAAAAATGGATAGAAAGTGCAACAGACGAAGAAATAAAAGAATGGGAAGAACAGAATAAACCATTACCCAAAGAACAAACAGAAACAGATTTATTAAAAATAGAATTAGCTGAGAACACAAAAGATTTAGCGAAAAAAGATTTAGAAATAGAACAATTACAAAAAGATATTGCAGATATAACAAAACAATTAGCAGTAGGAGGTAACATATAATGGATTGGGTAGAAAAAGTAGAAAGATATTATAATTGGGGGTGTTATAGCAATGCAGATGTTTGGGATTTTGTAAGTTACAAAAAAATAACAACAGAGCAATATACAGAAATAACTAAAGTGGAATATACAGAAAAAAGACCATAAGTTACTACACAATAGCAAAATAGGATGAAAATTAAAAATAAATATTAAATTAGTAGATCAAGAAGGCTTGGTCTTTTTTTATTGTTTATTTTACCAAATGCAAAATATGCATAAATTTAAGTGCAAATACAGATTATATTTATTGTCAGATAAATTAATAAAACTGTATTTGCTCTATATATGTATGAATAATACAAAGAATAGCTTAAATTAACCGTCTTTATTCTTTGTTTATTCATTAGTTAATAGATTTATTATTTTAATAATTTGTTTATTAACTAATATTATTATTAGTAAAAAAAAATATAATATTCAGATTTTTTATATTTTATTTTAATAATTTGTTTAAAAAATTAGTAAAGGAAGGTGTTATATGGATGAGTTGATAAGAGCAGCATTAAGTCAAGGTCTAGGGTATGGAATGTTTGCATGTTTGTTAGTATATGTACTTAAAACTACTGGAGAAAGAGAAACAAAATATCAAAATCTATTGGATAAGATGGCAGATAAATTTAATGTTGTTGAGGACATAAAAGAGGATGTTAAAGAAATTAAACTAAAAATTGAAAGATAGGAGTGATTAATATGGAGAGAGTATTAAATAAAATTACTAGTGCAAGGTGGTTAATTGCTGTTGTTATGACTATAGTTTTTGCAGGATTAGCGTTTACAAATAGATTAAGTACAGAGTTTATAACAGTATATGTAGTAATAATTAATTATTATTTTTATAAAGAAAGAGAAAAAGAAATTAGGGAGTAGTCTTAAAGGCTACTCTATTTTTTATATTTTATTTAGATAAAACAAGAAGGGATGATGTTAAAAATGAAAATTGGATTAAGAGCAGGACATTCAGATAATTGCCTTGGAGCAATAGGAATTGTAAATGAACATGAACAAATGAAAAAATATTATGAAGTAGTAAAAGGAATTTTAGAGCAATATGGCCATACTGTTATAGATTGTAATAGTAATGGAAGTACACCAAATGCAGAACTAAGTGAGGGTGTAAATAAGGCAAATAGTAATAATGCAGATTTATTTGTTTCACTTCATATGAACTGTTTTAATGGACAAGCAAACGGTACTGAAACATTGGTCTCTAGCAAATCAAGTAGAGCCTATCCTTACGCAGAAAAGTTAGTCAATAATTTTGCTGAATTGGGATTTTTAAACAGGGGAGTAAAATGTGAAAGATTATTTGAGATGAACCATTGTAAAGCACCAAATATAATTTCTGAGATTTGTTTTTGTGATAGCAAAAAGGATATAGATATTTATAATAAATACAGCTGGGAACAGTTAGCATATGTATTTTGTAATGCTGTTGATGGTAATATTCCTAAAAACGTTGAATTTAAATCAAAAGGATATGTTGTAACAAATTATTTACCTAATGGAGTTATAGGGGACAACAGCTTTATTGGAGTAGATTTAGAATATGTATTAAGTTATTTTAAAGATGTTAAATGTTATGTTAGAGGAAATGATAAAGGTATATGGATTGAAACTCAAGTTTTACCAATAAATAAATGTTTAGAACTTAAAGAAATTTTAGGTAACTGGTTTTACGAAATAAAATAGTATATAATATGTATGTAGCTAAACTACACATATATTAGAAAACATTAAAAAACAGCGTAGTATTTTTTTTACTATGCTGTTTTTATTTTTAGTTTGTTGAAAAATAAAATATAGATACTAGGTAATATTTAGATTTACAACCATATTTCCATTATTTTATAGACAAGCTATATAATTCATTATAAAATAAAAGAAGCTACAAAATGATTTTGCGGTCGTGTAGCTCCAAAGAAGATAGTATTTCATTAATATACCTATATACACTTGGTCTATTTATGAAGTGCAAGTGCAATGGGAGTGTTTTAATGGAGAGTGTTACTAAGCTTTTAGAAAGATTACAAGCTTCTACAGATCCTTTTGAAGCCTTAATCAAAGAAAAAAGTGTGTATGTTAAAACTTTTGGAAGTAGATGGTCAAATAGAATTTTAATTAATGAATACATATGTTTAGAATTAGCAAAGGCGTTAGGATTAACAATACCTGATGGAGGACTTTGTATAATAAATGAAAAGACAGATATAGAGAATGTTATAGATGACATTGATTATGATGAAAATATCACTGGTGTTGGATTTTATAGTGAAAAAATTTATAATGTGAGCCCAAGTATTAATTCTCTTTCAGTTGTTAATAATATAATAAATAAAGAAGAAATAAATACTATAATTTTGTTCGATCATTTAGTTTATAATGTTGATAGGCATAGAGGAAATTTACTCTTAAATTATAAAAGTGGACTTAATGGCTTTAAAATGTATATTATAGATCATTCCCATGTATTTAATTTGCAACACAATTGGGATGCGAATGGCTTACAAAAATTAATTAATAATAAAGATTATAGAGATCATAAAATATTAGATTTAAATTATAAAGAAGTCTACCAATATTTTTATGAACTTGAAATATTAAATGAAAATTTATTAAGAATTGCTGCTAGTAATTTTAAAACAATAGTAACAGAAAATCTATTAGATAATATAATAGATAATATTCCTAAAGTATGGATTATAAATGAAGCTGACTTATTAAAATTAAAAGAATATATTTTATATAGATTGAATAATATAGACTATATTGTGGAAATGATTATAAAATATGAAAAATGTTTAGGGGGTGTCTAG